TATCTTCATTATATCTACCTCTCCATTTAAAAGGCACATCATTTCTTATTAAGTTACAAGAATATATACGAGTATTAACAGTAAAAGGTGGATATTTATGAGCAGTACGATTAGTTACAAACATAGTATATTGTGGGCCAGCCATAGCAACATTTTTATATCTTAAAACAAAATCTTCCATAACTATAAAAGGTGTAGCATCACTACAAGATATTCTTTTATTATTATTATATCTTTTAAATGCTTTTATATTATCGTCCATTACCCAATGCCATTTATACCCATTTTTTATAGAGTGCGCCCATGCAAAATTTCTAGCTGCACCCGGGCCTTTACTTTTCGTGTCGCCCAAACTATCACAAGTATCATAGTCATCTTGATATTTTGTATCTAAAATTAGAATTTTTTTTCTATCTATAACTGCAGCATAATCTTCATATTGCTCTTTTTCTACTATAATAAAATAAGGTACTCCCATAGACTCTAATGCTTTAGAAGTTAATCTGCTATCTGCTCTTGATTTTGATGGTATATATATTGGAAATTTGTTACTAACTTTTTTTTGTAATTTATAAGGTATTATTTTTTTTTCATAAATATAGTTATATTCTTTTTTTAATAAGCATGAACTAGATAAAGAATCCCAAGAAATATCTTTTCCTTCTGCTTTATTAAATGCACTCTCAAAAAAATGCTGTATAATATACGATTTAGCAAAGATTTCGTCTATAGTAGGTAATGTATGCCCAAAAAGTTCTGTTTTCCCATTTAATCTTGTGGGAATTTCTAATGAATAACATTTTCCTGTACCTAACCAAGCAGGTAATGGGCACATGTATATAGGTTTATATATTGTTGCTGTGGTATCATTATTTGCAATTTCTTTAACTGTCCACAGTACAGAATTCCATTCATCACTTGATTGTTTTGGTAGTTGTTTTAATTTATTAATAATTGTATCTGCTAGTAAATTAAACTGCTTTTTTGTATTTGCACCTATTTTTACTGGGAATGCCGTTAATTCTTTTCCATTCCAAGAATTATCATGAACTTTCATTGGTGGTTTATTTTTTCCCCATTTTGGAGCAAATCCCCCTGTTTTTTTACAAGGCATGGTGGAAAACCAAGAGTTTCTTTCTGGAAATTTTTTTAATGGTACTGCATCACTATCAAGGACTATTCCTTCTATTTCTGAAGCTCTTTTCATTCTTATTGCGTCTGATATATGCGCTATTGAATGCCCATTTTTTAAAGATTTAAATGCTTCTTTATAATCAAAATACTCATTTGCATCTTTTAATTTAATATGTTTATAATTAAGTTCACATTTTTGATAAGAGTATAATTCAACATCATTTTGTAGTTTTTCATGCCCTTGAAATGCTAAAAGATGTAGTTTACTTGGTAAAAAAGTATATTCACGCCATTGTTCAGCATCTTTAAATGTCTCATTATATACTGTCCAAAATAGAATTATTTTACTCATATGATATTTTCTTATTTAATTTTCAAATTCATAAGTCTTATCTTTTAAAACTTCATTTTCTTGTCTAGGAAAATATAGCCATCTAGTTTTTTCAGAAGCATCTTGTTTTATTAATTTTAAAAATATTTCAAAATTTTCTTTAGTCATAAAGTGTATTATCATACTTCTAAATGGTCTTTTATCTTCGTGATCATATTCTGGCATATCTTGCCATTCTTTAGTTTGATCTAACCATTTTGTATTAGAATCATCAAATGTAATTAAACTTTCTAATTCATGTTCTTCAAAACCTAAATTATCTAAGTCATAATTATTATCTAGTAAATCAGTAAACTCTTTATTTAAAGCTGAGTAATCCCAATCAGAGTATTCATTAGTTTTATTATCTGCTATTCTATATGCTTTCGCTTGCTCTGGTGTTATATTAGCTACTACTACTGGGACAGTTTTATATTCTAAAAGTTTTGCAGCACCATGTCTAGAATGCCCTACTATAATCACATTATTCTTATCTACTACTATAGGTTGTTGCCAACCAAACTCTTTTATACTTGTGGCAACTTTTTCTATATCTCTTTTTTTTCGTGGGTTATTTTCATAAGGAATTATTTTATCTATTGCTATTTGTTCTATTTTCATAAGTAACACCCTATAATTATAAACACTTTATTTATGTCATAATAAATTACTTTATGTCAACTTTTATACTTATACCCATTATAACCTCGCTATCTTATCATATAGTTTATCTAAATAATCCATGTCTTTTTGATTAGGATGTTCTTCCTCATCATATTCATATTCTTCACTTAATGAAAAAATACACTCTGATACAGCTCTCATTAGCCACTCTTTTTCTTTTTCAGTTAATCTTAATGACTTCATTTTAGCCCTCCTTTTTTGTAATAACATTTGGATTAGATTTTTTTGTATCTAAAGTATTAAATTTCCATGCTATACTTTGTTTATATGGAATTGGTTTTTTTATTTTATAGCCAGCAATTTTAAATACATTATCTAAATTAACCATTATAGATATATACTCAATCTTCTTAAATATATCTTCAGCTTTATTTCTTATTTCATTATGGTCATAAAATTCTTCTCTGTTTTCTTCAGATTCCAGAATATAATTTTTAACATCAGAAATACTTTGAATAAAATCTTTAGTGGTTAATGGTACTGTTTTAACTTTTTTCATTAGACTCTCCTTTTAAATTAAAGTTTTAAATTATAGTTAGTTACAGTATATCATAGTTTATACTTTAAGTAAAGTATTATTAATAAAAAATATTATATATTATTTTCACAAATCTATATTTTATATATACCTTATAGTACTTTAGCTCTCTCTACTCTAGTCCCCCTAGTTCGTTTCAATTAAAAAAAAGTGATTCAATAACGCTATACATAGAGTCTTCTAGTTTGTCTATAAGCCTTCCTTTCACAGTGAACGAACTACTCTGAAGTATAGTTCAGTAGAGTTTCAAGAGTGTTGGAGTACATCGTCTTGGAGGTGTTATGGCTTTACATCTTATAGGAGCTAATGCCTAGTCTTTTAAATCACCTTTCACATTAAGTGCCTATTCACATTAAGACAGTTTTATATAGGTGACCTTATTATTTTATTTACCATCACTCCTATAAAGGATATAGAAGCGTCTGGCTTCACTTAAGGAAGTGATAAAGGAAGAGAGGTATATTCATAGTATAATAATATATATTAAGTCTAGTTACCATTAACCTAGTACCCATTTATGTACTGGTAATAACCAATCTACTCACTTTTCCTTAGTTCAAGTAAGGTACACAAAAGGATAAAAGTATAATACCCTTTTTTATTACAGTAAAAAGACCTATATTATAGATTAAGTACATAATAAACTACCCCTTGTTATTTAGTATATTAACGGCATTGTTATGATCTTCTTTATCCACTATCGTATTAAATCTATCCACTACTGTATTCTTTCTTTCTTTATCTAACTCTATATTGCTTAAGCTGGGCTTTAACAAAACATTAGCATTTGCTTGAGTACTTTGAGTTCTATACTTACGTTTAGCAATTACCCCACGTTTACCAGCTTCACTTCTCCGTTGACGTATAACATCTATTTTATTCTTTTCTTTCAATAGCCTACGATTACTAAAGTAGCCTTCATTATCTACTGATATAAACAAAGGCTCTAATTCTTCTTTCCACATCTTAGTCCAGTTTTTACCCTCAGATTGATAACCACATATCTTATGGGCATATTTGTATTGTAGTGTGCAATCTCTCTCTAAGAACATACGACAGAGTAGCTTAATATAACACCCAACTGCCTGATTACTAAGGTGATTAGTATCGACTAAGAAGTCAGCGCAGTATAACCCAAAGAAAAAGGCTTTGTCTTTCATAGTTCCCTTCCTTCATAGATAGTATTAAGGTCTAATTTGTATATCTTTGCTATTCTTTTAGCGACTTTAATACTGGGTTGTCTTTTACCGGCAAATATTAAACTCACCATGCCTTCTGTTACCCCTATCTTTTCCGCCATTTTTCTTTGTGTATCTTTAGTCATTAATGCATTTTTAATCATAGTGTTCTCCTATCCATGTATGTCTTTTCTATTTGATTGATATAGTTGCGGTTTATCGCTGCTTTCGAAGCAACCATTACTAATATTATAAGTCATATCCATAACTCTTGGATATCCTAATTCTTCATAACGTGTTTTCCATACTGTTAAATGACTATCCGTACACCGAGTTCCATCCTCATTAGTAAACTTAGGTCTCCATAAACTAAAGATTTGGTCTGGTTTATTATACCAATGAGCCGATCCTGCTATGGAATAAGCTGTTGGTGAAGAATTAGCTAACTTAGAATCCGGTTTAGCAGGGTGAGCTAATACCATTATATGTATATCTAATAACTTAGCTAACGTGCATAAATCATCTAAACATCTACCTATAAATTGTGTTTCACTACCATTACTAAAAGAAGGCATTTCTAATTTATTAAAGGGATCTAAAATAAAGGCACTAATACCATAACGTGCTTTCATATCTCGTATTCTTTCACACATCCAAGAAAACTCTGGTGCGTTATTAGGGTGATTAAGAAATAAAAAATGATCTCGTATCCAATTATCAGCTTCTTTCTCTTGTTCCGGATAGAGTTCATTCTCTAGCTTTTTATGATAATAAGTCCGTAAATGTCTACGAACATAAGGTTTAACTCTTGTTTCCCCACTAAACATACCTATGGTAATATCATGTTTCATAACTATTTGTGCCCACATTTGTAAAGCGAATGTTGTTTTACCATGACCTGGCATTCCTGTAAAAACACTTACCATACCAGCTCCTAACATTACTTTTTCGTCCCAGCCTTCAAAACTAGGATTATATAAATCAATAGGAGCAAGTTCTGGTATTTCATCAAAGGAATAAACGCCTTCAATAGGAAACTCTTGTAATGCTTCGTTAATTTGCCATTGTAATTGGTCTTTGCCTACTTTTAACATAAAAGCATTTGGGTCTTTAACATCTTCAGGAAAATCAACAAACTTACAACGTCCATGTCCTAATAAACCTGCTAAATCGGCTCTTAAAAATAAACCTTGTTCATCATTATCCGTCAGTAATACAAAACATCTCACAGCTTCTAAACCTTCTTGCAGCCCATCTAATACATATTTATACTTCCTAGAGGTATTTGTATCGCCTATAGACGTGGCTGGAGCCCCATTAGGAACACTTAATATACTATCTATAGCGAAACCACTTTCATATAAGGCACAGAGATCAAATTCCCCTTCCGTTATATAGACAGTATCTAAGTTTTTAGACTTTAAAACATTATCTAAATTATAAAATTGTTGTTTACCCTCTAATTGTTGTTTGAATATCTTTTCTTTAATGGCTCTCGCTTTATAATTAACTCTTTCCCCTTTAGTGTCATAATAGCCAAATACTATAGATTCTAATTTATCTTTACCATATTGTCCTTGTCCCGACTCTATTCTTAAGTCGGTTAATGTTTTCTGGCTCAACCCTCTCTTGTTTGCGAATTGAAGTACGTTGTTGCTGATACTTTTCATAAAATTCTGCTCCTTTACAATTACAATGATGACAATAATACACGACACAATCCGATTGTATTGTTACCGATAGTGGTGTATCTCTCTTATTCTTGGTTCTAGTGTGTTGGCAATTAGGGCAGGAATATTTTCCATTTCTCTTTAACCCTAATATAAACTCTCTATCCAACATAACGATATTCAGCAAAAGTTTTCTTTTTAACTTTTTTTCTTATTGTTTCTATATTATGACCATCTTGCTTTAAATCTAATATCCTAGCTGATAACCGAAAACTCCCATATAATTCAAGAGCTTGTAATGGATTTATAGTTCCATATTCTTTTAAATGTGCTAAAATTAAATTACTTTGTGTCATTATCTTTACTCCCATATTTTCTATCTTGCTCCTGTTGAATAATAGTAGATAAATTACCAACTTCTATAACCTTTAATAAAAGTTCAGTATCTAATCGTTTTCCAGATTGGACACGATGTTTTAATAAATCTATTAATTCATTAGACCTTATGGCAATTAATTGATCATCTAAATTATTAAAGTCACTCATCTACATTCTCC